CCAATCACGGAATGGAATCTGTCCCTCATTTTCTTCAGTCCATATAAATTGGGTAGACAAATCTTTATCATCCATATCAGCCCCGTTAACTGAAATTGACATGCCATAGCCATAAGGATTCTGTATACCGTTTTCGATTCTCTCCACATTAAATACTGGAAGTTGTTTCCAACCCTTAACACCATTCTTGTGGTCAATATCAAGAAGCATAAATTGGTTTCCATACTTACACATAGCACGGATAATCATCTGACCAGTCAGCTGTATGTTCAATCTGTTAACGAACAGGTCTTCAAGTATGTTTTTTATCCTGTCTGACTTGGAGTACACATTGACAACCATTCCCTTATCATTAACGATTGTACTTTCCTCAGATACAATATCAAGTGCTGCACCTATCTCTGGAAATGCATCCATTAGGTCTGCATCACGATACATCAATTTGATGTTGTTAAGTCCAGAATACGCTGATACTGAAAGGTTTACGTTAGCCTTAACCCATCTATCCCTAATGAATTTATCCTGTTGTAACTCCAGTTTCTTCTGCAAATAATCCTCTTTACTAGATGTCCTGTAGATAACCGTATTGTCTGGATTACTCATATCATATTTATTGACATGAGGTATAGATGGTTCTACTGGAGACTTCCAATTGCCAGATATTGCATTGTCAAGCGCCTGGAATACTGTTGGTTTATTTTTTGCCATTATTTATATCTTTTTATATTAAAAAATAATAATTTTTCTATTTTTATAAATAGTTACAAACTATATTATAATCCGTTCTCTTCCCTATATTTAGTTAGTTCTTCATAAGTCATTCTTGTTATTGGTTTGAAATCCTTATCATAAAACTCATATTCATCATCGTAATGGCTCTTTCCAACCCTGAATATTACTTCATACTGTCCGATAGGTATGTCACTAGTATATATGCTATACGCTTTTCTATCGCCTAGCAAAGAGTTACCATTTACGTCTATCACATCATAGGAATAACTTCCATCATTTAACCCTACAACGAAGAACCTTCCGTCAACCGTGCTTATATGCCTATATAACTCTTTGAAAAGTAGGCTATCTGTATTCAAGTCAAGTACATTACATCCATCATAAGTATGCGTAGCACCATAGCCGTCGTTATATACATTATTCCTAAACAATACTTTTACGAGGTTAGTGTCACCCATTCTATTGCAGCTTCCGAACAAATTGCCAAAACCATTTTTGTAAACATAAGGGAATAACTCATATGTATATTTCACATTGACTTTGCCGTCCCTAGAAACAAGGTATACGTCTTTGTTTTCTTCAGGCTTAACCACAACAAATAGGTATTTTCCGCCGTCTATTATCTTCTCATACTTTTCTTCAGACAGCATGCTTCCATCCAAAAACACGACATTGTAGCCACCATCCATATAAACTCTAGCCCAATCACCTTCATAAAACGAATCAACATGTATGTATTTCATATTATTAAGTAACGTCCCTTCTGGCGTTATATAGTTCATGAACCCTTTAAACTCAATTGGTATTGGTTTTGGTCTATCTTCATTGAAATACCCAGGATTCTTCTTTACGTCTCTATGGATTATCTTATTGGTTCTAATATCAACGAGGGTATAATAATCTTCATATCTCGAAGATAAAAAATCATCTTCTTTTTTGCGACTAAATTTGGCAATGAGACAATTGTCATTCAATTTCTTTATCTCGTCCGCTAATTTATCAAATATTAGTTCGCCATCAGATGTCATCAAATTATATTTTCTATAGTCCTGTGTAATCAAGAATAACGTGTTGGTTATTGGCTCTATTGTTTCAAACCATATGTTATTAAGGAGTGTCATTTCACCAAATGTATATTCACCTAAACATTTTAAGTCTTTATAGTCACGGTGAAATAGCGCTACAAAATTTCTGTCGTTTATTTTTTTAAATTTTAAAACATCATTAACATCATCAAGACTATATGGCGATTCTTTAGATAAAAACATGCCGTTTATGTATTCATTCAGACGATAGATGTTCTTATATTTATCAAAAATGCACATGTTACCATTTAATTCTGTTACTATGCCAAAATTGCCGAAAATAGTTTGCGTATAGCCAATTTTGTCATTCTCATTAAACACTAAGTTTCCGTTAATGTCCATGTAGTTAGTTTTGTTATCTACATCTACCTTAATTAGTCCATTAATAAAGCGATAGTCAATTGACCTGAACTTACCTTCCCCATACAGTCTATTGCCGTTAAAGTCAATAAAATCATATAAACCATTTTTATCCCTGAAAGAAAGCCAGTCACTTCCATTAATCTTTTCCATCTCACATAATGACGGCTCGCTTGACGTAAACTGGCGATGTTCCAAAGAATAGATGTACCACTCATCACTGGAAACCTTAACAGAAAGAAATGGAAATATCTTAGAATAATCTTTGGTATAGATTGTTTTGATTTTTTCTACATCGCCATTAAACATCTTATTCCCATCAAAATCATACAGATTGAATTTATTTTCTTTTTTCGTGATAAGGAACTTATAATCTGATAAAATTTGGATATTATCAAACCACTCATTGTCATCGACTAATAAAGACCCGTCTGGAAAAATAATGTTCTCGTTCTTTTTACAAATAATGCGCAGTATACCTTGTGAACCATCATTAGAAGAATTGAAAGTGTAACACCATAAGTTTGGGTATAAGATTCTATCATCTTTAACAAACGTACTAACAATTTCGATTGATGCGATATATATATCTCCGAACCTTTCAATCTTATCTACAACCCCTTTAGAAGACTTCTCAAGCCCAAGTCCATTTTTCATCCTAACACTGAACTCATGCTCTTTTATCAAAATATCTGGGGTATTGACCTCATCATTACTATCATCAAGCTCTTTTATATCATATCCAGTTATCTCCTCTATTTCATTTTCATCAAAAGAATAGTCTGTTTCCCTTCCTGGCGGCAAACGATTTTCATTGTGATGATTCCACCTTGTATTAGAAGTTGTTATTTCCCCACTTGGTGAAATAAAAACCCAAATCATTGAAAGCCCATAATCATCATACGGGCTGTCTTCACCATCAACTGGTTGTTCGTCTTCATAACCATCCCTCAAGAACAGATAGCACCAATTATTACCGTTATCAGTATATTCATTCCACGTATCCTCGTCTTGGGTATAACATAACTTACCGCTTGGGTTTGACTTTTCTCCATATTCAGCAGCAGTGTTAAAATCGCAAATTTCAACGTAAGTGTAATCACTTCCTGGTACTATATGGTGTCCAGTATTCGTGGTATCTATCCCAAATTTAGCCAAATCTTCTGCCTCAGTACCAAATCTGTCAACCAAGCTTTCCAATGTGTCATCCATAGAAAACTGAGGCTTTATTTTATTCTTTGCCAATGTTTTAAGGTTTCTTAACAATTTTCTAAAGATAAAAAAGCCATAGTCATCCGTTTCAAACTTTTTGTGGAAATTCAACTCACCATAAATTATCTTAGCAAAGAGAGGTTCCAACGGTCTGTATTTAGAGTCGCTAGCAAGTCTGCCGTGAAAGAATTTCTTCAATATTATTTTCTCGAAGTTGTTAAGCTCATTAACTGATGCTTCTGGGAAAATACTACTTAGCACGGTTAATGTTTTCCTAACTATAATCCTTTTAGTTTCAGCCCAGTTCTCAGTCAATAACCTAGATAAGTCACGTATTTTGTTTTCTCCTAAAAAAATTTTCTTTGCCATCACTATTTTTTATAAATAAATATCATTTATATCCGCCAAAAAGCCACATACAATTACCGAATGCTGTGCTGTTGTACGATGACTTGAGATTCTTACCATTATAGAAAGGAAGACCGTTATCAGGCCTCATATCCCTTCCGCTACCCATTTGTGGCTTATTAATCTTAAATGAGTTTGTCATCATATAGGCATTAAGAATAGCTTTATCCTTATTGATTGTACTCTGTAATCTATTGAAAGAATACTGCATAACAAAGAGTCCCATTGCAAGAGAAGTGATAGTATCATCGTGAGCGCCATCCATATGGTCCATCCTAGCGTTTTCGCCCTTGAATATCCACGTATCAAGTTCATTGATGACTCTTGCAGACCTAATCTTAAACTCATTATTTCTGACAAGTCCAGCGAAATTAGCCAAAACTGGGTATCTATTACCTTGGAAATGGAAACCAGGCAGTTTATCTGTATAACTGTCATATACCTTTGTTGCTCTTTGCAACATATATGTCTTCTGATTCATATCCTCATAATACATATTTTTATAGCCCATCTGCAACATTGTTATAATTGCTGCGTCGGCTTGACCACCAGTGGCATCAAAGACAACAAAGGCATCATTATACATTGTAGCGTATTGGTAACACATTGCACCAATGTCATCACCCAATTTCTTTCCAACATATTCAGCAACCTGTTCTATTATAGGCATTCCATTTTCATCCCTACCATCCATATCAATAATTTCAATGGCGGTTCTATCAGCAGCAGTTCCACGACTTGGGTCTGCTGATAGTATATATCTATGCCCTTCAATAGGCTGTTTCCAGAACCAGGTTTCTTCAACAATTGGGTCTTTGAAATCCTCAAGAGGTTCTCTTACATTAAGCTTATCTTGCATTTCTATATATTCTGGTGCAATAACGTTGTCGTTAGAACCCATGAATGATACATCAAGCTCCTGTGCAATCTTCATTGAGTCATTGTTAAACTGTTTGCACATTTCATCATACCAAGGAGCATCTGGTTTCCATCCACTGTGTTCGAGTCTAGCCCAACGTTCCTCATCGTATTTTACGCTACCCTCGTCATCAACTATTGGGTCTTGGTCAAACATCCACTCACCAGTCTCATCATTTTTCTTTTTCCACACAAGATACTTGTTGAAACGTGGGTCTTGATACCAACGGAACTGCACTGCCACGAAGTTATTTTCGTGGCTCAGAGCCTGTCTGTAGGTGTTATAGTACAACTCATCCTTACCGTTAGGCGTTGATACCATGACGGTCTTGGAATTAGGGTTAGAAGCCATTGTAGCAGCAGCTGTGGTAAATGCTGCAACACCTTCCTCAATAAACGCAGCCTCATCAAGAATAAGAACTGATACAGCAGAAATACCACGAGATGCGTTAGGACCTGATGCACGTGCAATAACTCTACACCCATTGAATAATTTTAACTCGCCCTTTGCATCTTTCAAAAAAATGGATTTTGCGTTTTTCTCAGATTCTGGGTCTGGTGAGAAATAATCATTTCCCCAATACCATCGTGGTACTTGTTCCAGGAAATCACGAACCTTGATGATAATTTCCTGTGCCTGTTCAAGTTTGTTTGCAATACAAAGTATCGTCTCTGGTGCATCCTTTGGGGCAAATGCACATTG